CTCCCATCCACGTTTCAAGCGACTGCGGTGTGGTACCGCATAGAGGCCAACTTTTGCGCCTGTACTTCCCGAAGCTAAACTTCTGAAGTACTCGTTATAGTGATTAACCTTGAACATCTTTATGTCCGGTTTAATCACCCAGCCAAAGAGCTCCAGTCGCTGAAGGTTTGGATTCCATCGCTGGAATCTATTCTTCAGACGAGCGGTTCTATAGCCGTAGACGTCTTGATCCTTCCGAAACCAGCCAATTACTTGGCCAGCAGGGCTAAGATAGGGTTCATCACCCTTCGGTAGCTCAATATTATAAGGTACATAAGGGAGTTCTCCATAGAGCTCCTCTACACACCTTTGTATATATTCGGAGGCCCTCCAATATCCTGCTTCGTATAATGAGTTTGATTTACTCACGTACGAAGCAAGACTAGCTGGGTCTTTCACCAGATGAGACCATGTCTTCCGCAATCGGATGGGTGTAACAACGACGCCTTTATAGGCGTCAAGCCCACAGGACTCTCTAAAGAATCCTGAGACGCAGCACTTATCCATATTCACCTTAAGGGCGAACTGGGTCAAGTGCAGCATTATCAACGCATAGTCTTCGCGTTGACATATGATGTCATCTCCATACACGTATACTCTCTTGGTGGCTTGACGCCACGAGAGATCAGCATCGATGTACAGTGCTGCAACTGCTAGAGACCAGAAAACCAACGCCTCAACGGGAAAGCACAAGGCTGACCCCATTGGCGCGAATTTTCGAAGTTTTAGCTTATAACCGTCCGGCATGGTTGTATGGGTCGATCGAGACGCAAGAAGCGGCCCGAGATACCCAGTTTTATCGAAGAGCCGTTTTACGAGCTCTAACGAGACCATGTCAGACGCATCCTTCATATCTAGTGTTACCCAATTCCCACCCCCTGGAGTCCATCCATCCTTTTCACAGGATAGATGAGCCTCCATAGGGATACCAGCAGCAAGCTGCTGGGAGCGTCGCCACTCTAATGCCTTTTCAAAGGCAGGTGAATGGCAGGACGCACATGAACATGATACACTCTCTCGCGAGAGATGTATCGCTCCATGTAGGGAACCGCGCAATGCTAGCTTCCTGTTGATAGTTTGATCCGTGAAATTCACGAATCCCGCTGTTAGCGGATGTCGTTCCACCGCGTCATACAGATTCTTCCGTATGCCTTGTTGGATCCACATTAACTCAGGAGGTTCGCATGATATGATCCTAGGACCTCTGGAATCTTTGGGCACAAGTACCATTTTACTGGTACCTGATTCCAATCGTTCCATGTCCTCGACCCAGGGCTCGTGCCGTCGCGCATGATCAGCTCCATTGAAAAAGTAACTATCACGAGGATAATACCACTCTAATGAGCGATAGATCCTCTTGAAGTTTGGCTTTTCCCAGGGAGTCTCTCCTGTAGCGACCGCACCGGGACCGTGCTTAGGATATATATCCCGAGTGCAAGTCCCAGCAAGAACCACGGCCAGCAACTCGCTGGCATGGTTGAGCATAGGGTCATGAGACGAGTTAAGCTGGTGGTTTGCCAGCGTCTCCTCGTTTTGGATGTACGTTTCAAGGACCTTTTCTGTGGTCTTTGTATCATATGGTACCTCAAGCTTATAATTCAAATAAGCTATTGTTCGCAGACACTTAAGTGCATGCGTATCAACTTCGTATTTCACGAAGCCGGTACACCTACAGAACACCCGCTCTGTTAGCCAGTTTAAGAATGCTGGTAAACAGCTGCCTTTAAGGTTATGGAACCCAGGGCAGTGCAGCGGAGCAGCACCAGATAAGGCTCTATCAACGGCCTTACCTAGCGAGGGTAGGGTCTTCGTTAAAAACGAAAGACCCTCCTCGTGACAGCGTTTCTCTATTTCTAGAGTATCGCGGTCATAATGCTTGATGAGTTCAGGTCGAAACCTATCGGGGTGTGAACCTCGAAAGGCACCAAACCTCTCAGCTATATCGCGGTGAAGCCGCATTGTTACAGACTTATAGAAGTCCAGGCTATTATGATTTCCCATATGGGTAGTCTCCTAGCCGAACATGTTACCACTTCACCACGCGCTTTTATTGCACGATCCCGCTAACCCTCACCAAGCAAAAGCCTGGTGCGAAGTGCGCGGCCGGAACTCAAATCTCGAGCTGATTCTGTTGAATATCCGCAAAGGATACATGGCAGGAGCATCTCGGTGATTTTAGACAGGTCCGTTTCAGAGAACCCTGATTTTCGGAAAATCAGAGTTGTTTGAACGGCGATCGTAACGGTAACACCGGCGTCGTCGACTTTCGTCGCTTCGTTTCGGATGTTAACTCGCTTAGTGCCATAAGGCTTGTTCTCCTTCGTTTCCGAATGAGAAATAGTGAGGGTGCCATTAAGGCCATCCCCACTCCAAGCCCGCACAGTCCGCCCGGGGGTAGCACTGTCGACAAGGGGTGCGCTAACAAGCGCCTCCCCAAGAGACGTAACTACCTCACCGGTTTCGGGCCACGCGAATACTAGTGGATCTGGTAACATATGTTCGGATCTATTGGTAACTGACACTAACTAATACGATGGATGAATGTCCATGGTATATGTGCATAGCGCGTATAGTTTACTTGCTGAACCGGTTTGGTCCAACAGTCATACACGCAAACAACGCCGGTATTAATGGCGCTGTACTCGTCTCTTTACTCAGAGCGGTCGCAAGTTCGCATTTTGACTCTGTC